ACATCTGACAATAAAGTATTCAAAGATAAATCTGAATTATTTAAAAGTAACGTTGATGGTGTTGTTGATAGAGTTCATAGAGATATCTTTAATAATGACGGTTATGAAATGATTAGCATGAGAGTTCGGATGGAAAGACCTCCCATTATAGGAGATAAATTTAGTACCAAGCACGGGCAAAAAGGTACAATTGGTATTACTCTACCACAAAGAGATATGCCATTTACTGCTGAAGGTATGACTCCTGATTTAATTTTCAATCCTCACGGTATGCCTACTCGTATGACTATGGGACAATTAGCAGAAACATTAGCTTCTAAAGCTGCTGCTAATATAGGTGAATTATTTGATGGTACTCCTTTCTCGGATTATGATGTTACAGAAATTCCAAAAGTTCTCAAGGAAATTGGAATGGATGAATACGGGACAGAAGAAATGTACTGTGGTATGACAGGTCGTAAAATGAAAGCTAGAATCTTTATTGGTCCTATGTTCTATCTTAGATTAAAACATATGGTTTTAGATAAAGTACATTGTTTGACACCAGACCATGAAGTATTAACAAATAATGGTTGGAAGAAAATTAATAGAGTTGATAAACAAGATAAAATTGCTTGTCTTAATAATAATGAACTTGAATATCATAATTATATACAAAGATACGAATATGATTATAAAGGTAAAATGTATCAAATTAAAACACAACAAGTAAATCAAGTTGTTACACCGAATCATAAAATGTTTGTTTCTAAATGTCAAACTAGAAAACAGATATGGTCTAAATATCAATTTGAAGAAGCTAAAGATATATTTGGAAAACATAGAAAATATAAACGTGATGCTGAATGGAATTCTAAAGATTATCAATTCATTTTACCATCTATTATTTCTAATAGTGTCAAGCAAGATGAAATTTATGTTAATATGGATGCGTGGCTTACTTTCTTTGGTATTTGGATTGCTGAAGGATGGTGTGACCAGGTTAATGTTGATAATGCTAAATATAAAATTACAATTGCTGCTAATAAACAACGAGTGAAAGATGCTTTGTTTGATGCTTGTGATAAATTACAATTTAAATATTATCATCATACTAAATCTGATAAAGTTTCTGTTAGTAATAAACAATTATACGAATATATGAAACAGTTCAGCGTTGGAGCACCTAATAAATATCTCCCTGACTGGGTATGGCAATTAAGTAAAACACAATGTCAACATTTAATACATTCTATGTGCTTAGGAGATGGATGCTTCAAGAAAAATACTAATGTTGCTGAATTATATTATACTTCATCTAGAAAATTAGCTGATGATTTTATGAGATTATGCCTCCACGCTGGCTGGTCTTGTAATGAAGTAATTCATAACGAAAAAGGATATGAATCACAAATTCACGGTAGAAAAGTTACTAGTAAATATAATTTATTAAGATTAAGAATTGTTAGAAATAAAAATAAACCGGCTGTTAATCATAGTCATAGTAAAAAATATAAAGTTTCAGATGAAAAATGGATTGATTATGAAGGTAAAGTTTATTGTTTTGAAGTTCCTGGAAATGTGTTCTATATTAGAAAAGATGGTATCCCTGGATGGACTGGGAACTCCAGAAGCTTAGGACCTAGACAAGCTATTACCAGACAACCAATGGAAGGTCGCTCTAAAGATGGTGGACTTAAAATAGGAGAAATGGAAAAGGATGCTATGGTCGCACACGGTATAGGACAATTCTTGAAGGAACGTATGATGGAGAATTCGGATATTACTACTGTTATGGTTTGTGATAAATGTGGAACATTCGCTACCAAAGTTATGGATAAAGATTATTACGTCTGTAATAATTGTGGAAATCATACAGATTTTAGTAATGTAGCAATGCCATATGCTTTCAAACTATTAACACAAGAATTAACATCCGTTAATATTCTTCCAAGAATCAAAGCAGATAAAATTAATCTGTAATTATTTTATTATAAAATAAGTTTATTTAAAGTTAATTTATCTTATAAAATATATGTCTGATAACTCTGATAATAATTCTGAACAAAAAAAAGAGGTTAGTAAAGAATTTCAAAATAAAGTTGTAGAATGGGTTAAACTCGATGATAAACTTAGAGAAATTAGAACTAAAACTAAAGAAATTACAGGAGAAAAAAAAGAACTTGAAGAATGGATTTTAGCATATTTAGATAAAATTGGAGAAAAAGCTATTTCTATCGGCGATGGTAATCTTAGGAAAAATGTCTCTAAAACAAAAGCACCGCTTAAAAAAGAAAATATTCATGCTACTATTAAAGATCTAACTAAAGATGAAGCAAAAGCATCTTTAATTACTCAGCAAATTTTTGAAAATAGACCTCTTACAGAAAGAGTTAACTTAAAAAGAACAAAAAATAGAGGACTTAAAAAATCAAAAGAAGACCTTTAACTTAAATATTTAAGTCTTCCTAAATCTTCAGAATATCTGAATCCTAAGCTTGATTCAGTATCAGTTTGAACACTAGATTTAGATGGAGATGACATTAAATAAGAAAACGAAAAATATAAAACAATACCAACCACTATAGCAACTCCAATATATAAAAGATAAGTTTTCCAATCAAAAGGAAGAATATCTGATTCGTCTTCCTCGGCTTCATCTTCTACGGCAGCTTCATCTTCCTCGACAGCTTCATCTTCTACAGCAGTTTCGTCTTCTACGGCAGCTTCATCTTCTACAGCAGTTTCGTCTTCTACGGCAGCTTCATCTTCTACAACTGCTTCGTCTTCTACAACAGCTTCGTCTTCTACGGCAGCTTCGTCTTCTACAATCTCAGTTGGTTTTGAAGATTCAACATCAGGAGAATCATTTTCTTGGTCATTGTTCTTACCTAAAAAAACTTGTGATTCTAATTGTGATAATTGTTCACTAGTATTTTTAGTAGCAACAACTGCTTTTTGAAGAGTGGATTCGGGTTGTTTGACAACACCGAGAACAGGAGAATCGTCTGTCATTTTTTCGATAGAATATAAACCATTTAAACTTTGAAAAGGTTTCATTATATTATTAGATAAAAAATAAATATTTATTTTTTATTTAATATTTTCTTAAATTATTTTTAGCATAAAGGTTTGAGGTTGTTATCAGGCTCGTATGTAGAGTTCATCCAAGGGGAAACAGTGTATTTAGGGTTAGGTATAGTTCCACGGATATCATAAGAAGGATTCTTAAGAGATTGTCCTACAGTATTTACACCAATAATATAGCGATTAGTGTTTATCATCTTGTCATCATTCAAGTTATATTTAGCTTTGGTAAAATCAGTATCAAACCATTCATCATTAACTTCTTGAGGTAAAAATTGAGAGGAATCATATTCACTAACATTGTTACGGTTAAAATCTACTTGGTCAGTAGCAGTTGAGGGAGGAACAGCTCCAGTGAAAGCGGAATCTAAAGAAGCACCAGATGATGAATCAGCAGTCATTCCAGTTAATTCACTAGAATCTAATACAGGAACTTGAACTTCTTCACTAGCAGCATCTTCTACTTGAACTTCTTGTTCTTTTGGTTCTTCATTTTCTTCAACAACTTCTTCTACTTCTTCTACTTCTTCTTGTACATTATCAACAGTTTCTACATTTGGTTCATTCATAGAGGGTTGAGAAATATAATATATTACTGCTCCAACAGCTACTAAAAGTAAAATAGTTGTTAATTGACTATTTGCCATCATGATATATTAAACCTTAGATTATTTTTTAAATTTATTTAAATAAATTACAAACTTAATATAATTAAACAAATTTTCCTTGATACTATAATGGTTTATTCAGAACTTGTCTTAAAGTTAATTAAAACTTTACCAAATTTTAACTGTATTGATGATGAAGGAAATAATATTTGCCATCACATAGCATCATGTGGGGATAGTAATTTATTTAAAAATATGGCGAAGAAACATTCTCCTAATTGGAAGGGTATTTTAAATCAAAGAAATGATGAGGGTCAGACTCCATTACATATAGCGGTAAATAAAAATAAACAGGAATTGGCTAAAGATTTTATAAGATTAGGTGCCAGTCGTGATATAATGGATATTTATGGAAATTCTTGTATTAATTTACAAAAAGATGATGTAGAATCTGACATGAATATAAAAGGGAAAAAAATTAAAATAATAGGAAAAAGAGTAATTTAATAATATTGAATTAATTATAATTATAATATTTATGTATTATAATTATGAGATTTGAAGTTAATAAAGACTGGTATAGTTTTTTCTTAAAAAATACAAAAAATCTAGAAAAAATTATTAAAGAAATTGATTTTAAAGAAAAACATATCCTTCCAGAAAAAGATAAAATTTTTAGAGCTTTTGAATATTTCTCTCCTAATGATTGTCGACTTGTAATTTTAGGTCAAGACCCTTATCCAGGTTGTGAAAAGAAAACAAGTGTTTATTATGCTGAAGGTTTATCCTTTAGTGTTAATCCTGATGTTAAAGTTTTACCAGGTTCTTTACGAAATATATTTAAAGAGCTTAAAAATAATTATCCCGACTTTAAATATAAAAATGGTAGTTTACTAAAATGGGTTCAAAATGAAAAAATTATGTTATTAAATTCTTCTCTTACGGTTGAAGAGGGAAAACCTAATATTCATAGCAAACTGTGGGAAGATTTTACCAATAAAGTTATTCAAGAATTAGATAAAAATAGTAATTGTCTTTTTTTGTTAATGGGTAGTAATTCTAAAAAGAAATCTAATTTAATTACAAATAAAAATAGAATAGTAACTTGTATTCATCCTAGTCCTTTGAGTGCTCATCGAGGATTTTTTGCAAGTAAAATATTTTTAAAAATAAATGAAAAGTTAGAAGATATGGAATTACCAAAAATTAATTGGAATTTACAATAAATTATAATTATGACTAGACTAGTTAGTATTCAGCAGATGTGTTCTAGAAATTAGAAAAAAAAATTAGAAATTTTGTATATGAAAAAATTGAGCCGAGTTTAAATCAAAGATTTAAACTTACCATTAAATTCTTGTAGGTGGTTGGAATAATCCTAGATTATTCTCAACCCCCTAAAAAATTGATTTAAAGACTTTACATCTCTTTAAGTAGACTATAATGGATAAGTATTTAAATTTAACTGATGACCAAATAGATGGTTTATTATTTAATATAACTTCTGATAGTAAGGTAGATTCAAAAGAGAAATGTAAATTTTGTCAGTCTACTGAATTTGAAACTGTTAATAGTAAATTAACTTGTATTAATTGTGGAGCTGTAGTGAGAGAAATTTTAAATAGTAATGCTCAATATGAGGATTCAAATAAAGGTGGTAGTTCTTATGGGTGTCCCAGTTCATTTTTCTTCCCTCAATCTGCTTTAGGATGTAAGGTGAAGGCGAGAGGTTTTAGTAAAATTGCGAATTTACAACGTCAGGGTCAAATGCCGTATAAAGAAAAAAGTTTAATGGATGTTATGGATTCTATTCAGGAAAAATGTAACAAGTATAAAATTACTCAGAAGATTATCGATACTGCGAAGATTTTATATAAACATATTAGTGAATGTAAACATACTAAAGGAAAGCGTAAGGGTAAGAGTATGATTATGCGTTGTATTAATAGGCGAAGTTTAATAGCAGCATGTTTATATTATGCGTGTAAACTTGAGAATATTCCTAGGAGTCCAAAAGAGATATCTGATATTTATGATTTAGAGGTTAAGCATGTAAATAGGGGGTGTCGTAAATTTTTAGATTATGTTGATATTTCTTCTTATTTCAATAAGATAAAAGCGTGTCAATCAAGCAATTTCATATCTAGATATAGTTCTGAATTGAATCTTAACAATGATGTATTAGAATCTGCCCAGCAAATTTGTGAAAATATCCATATACTTGACATTGCTTCTAATCACGAACCACCTTCTGTAGCAGCAGCAAGTATTTTGTTAATATGTAATTATCTGAAAAAGGATGTTTACAAGAAAAACATTTCTAGTATTTTTGGAATATCTGATGTGACTATTTCAAAAACTTATCGTAGAATTTTTCCATATCATAAGATAATTATGGACAATGATGTAACTAAATATATCGCAAATAAGGTTGCTAATTATGAGAGAAGTGATGCTCCTATTAATCTAGAGAATATAATTATTCCATCTGCGGAACTAACTAAAAAAATTCCTTTAAAAGGGAAGAAAGAAAGGAAGAAAAAAATTAGTATGAAAGTAGAACTTTAATAATAATTTCCAATAAATATTTTTTTATAATAAAATTTGAGGTATAATTTCGCTGATATTTTCTACTGGTTTTACTTCAAAGTATTTATCAATAAGTTTAGGATTCTTTATTTTAATATCAATTAAATCTGGTTCATTTTCTTTTGGAATAAAAACTAATTTGACACCAGATTTCTTAGCTCCTTGTAATTTATATAATAATCCTCCAATTTTGGTAATTCTACCTGTTAATTCAATTTCACCAGTCATAGCTATATTATTTTTAATTTTTCTTCCTGTTATTCTAGAAATAAATGATGAGGTGAAAGCACATCCAGCAGAGGGACCATCTTTTGGAGTAGATGTGGAGGGTGCGTGAACATGAAATCCTGTTTTAAATAATCCTTTAACGTATGAATCTAAATTTTCTATCAAAGGGAAATTTTCTAGATGATTGCTTAGATAGTTCATAGCTGCTGTAAATGAACAATGAACAGATTCTTTCATAACATCACCTTGTTTACCTGTTAATTTAATTTCAAATTCATCATCTACCGAGTAATTTTTGAATATTTGAATAGGAATAATTCCACCAATCCCAGTTGATGTAGCATATAATCCATTTATAATACCTATTTCTGGATTATCATGAATTTCTTGAATTTCTATTGAAGGTTTATCTAAATATTCTTCAATATCAGATTTTTTTATTTTTATATTTTTCCTATTTCTTTTGAATAAATTACGTTTATAAATTTTATCCAAATTTAAATTTAATAATAAATTTTCAAATATTCTTTTTATACCTCTAACACCTGCTTCATTAGTATAATTTTCTATTAACTCTTCTACTAATTTATTTGGAAATTCTATTTTTAATTTATTCATTCCTACATTACTCTTTATTTCTGGTAAAATAAAATTTTGGACTATTTTTACTTTGTCTTGTAAAGTATAAGGTTTTACTTTGATTTCTTTTATTCTATCTAGTAAAATTGGGTCTATTAAATCGCTATCATTGTAAGAGAACACAAAAATTACTTTGTTCAAAGGAAAATCTACTCCTTGAAAAAATCTATCTTGGAAATTAGAATTCATATTTGGATCTGTTAAATGAATTAAAATAGAAGATATTTCATTTACCTTACCATTTTTTGATGTTGCTTTATCTAATTCATCAAAATATAAAATACATCTTTGACTACCAGCCTCTATCATTTTTTTTACTATCATACCAGGTTGAGAACCTGTATAAGTATAACCGTGTCCATGAAGAAGTTCACCATCGTTTTGACCACCCAATGTTATTTGAGCAAATGGTATATTTAAGGATTCACTCACAGATTTAGCTAAAAGAGTTTTCCCTACACCTGGAGGTCCTACTAAACCAATTGCTGAACCACTAGATTTTGGATTTGATATCCATTTACCTACAAGTTGTAATAAAGATTTTTTTGCTTCCTTATGTCCAAAAGATAACGAATATAATTTATCTTCTATTTGTTTAATATATTTAGAAGCTTTTGAATTATCTTTAGCTAAACTATCAAAAAATATATCATCACCCGAACTTGGCCAAGGAAATTTTAATAAATTTTTTACAAAAGTTAGTTGTTTATAATAATCATTTGATCCATTCTTCATTTCCTCAACTTTCTCCATCATTAAACTCTTTACTTTTGAAGGAATATTTTTATTTACCACAATTTGTTTCTTATAATCAATTTCATCTAAATTTAAAGATTGTATCTTCTCTAATTCTTCTTTAATATTGTAATTAGCTCGTTTTAATTTTAATTGTTGATAAAAACTTAAATTTTGATATATTAACTTACTTATCTGTGAATGTCCTAATTTTTTCTCCTTTATTAAAGAATATAATAAACTAGCCATATCTTCAGTATCATCGTCTCCTAATAATAGTAAAAAAATTATTTTGTACATTTCACGAATACTAGTTTTCTTATTAGTAAATTTATTATATACATTTATAAAAGTAGAGTTTGATAAAGATAAAAAATCTTGATAATCGGATTCTATTTTATTTTTAAATTCTATTTTATTATTATAATAAATATGTTTAAGATTAATATTTCTTAAATATGATTTCACAAAATTATCAGGTATAGATGTCTCGTTAGAACAATATTCTAATAATTTTTTTTTCATAGAAAATAACAATTTTCTATTAATTTGACAAGTTTTTATTTCTAAATTTAAATTATTTTTTGGAAAAAAACCACAAATGCTCACACATCTCTTCTCATCTAAAGCTAAATCTAAAACACACGTTATATTTAAAGTATCATTCAAATATGGTTTATTTATATCAAAACAAAAATTCTTTATTTTTTTCTCTAATATTGTAAACTTTAATGGTATAAAAATACCATCTAACTCATCTAATAATTCGGAATGTTTCTCTATTAAAATATTTGTTCTTGTTTTATGAAAAGCAAACTCTAAACCATCCTTTAAAGAAGGATAACCTAATCTTAAAATTAATTGATTTAAATTATAATTTAAATTTTCCAAAGGCAAATCTTTTAACAAACTATCATTAGTTAATAAATCTTTGATTTCTTCTAATAATAAAGTATCAGAATCTAATTTAGGTGAAGAGTGAATATTATCAACATTATTAAAATTTTTTAAATATTTATTATAAGAACTGTTAATTTTTTTTATAATATCATATAAAGTGTTTTGATAATTTATTAATTCATTGTAATCAATTAAATAATGTTTGCTTAATGTTTCCAAATGACTATTAAACTCATTTGTTAATTTTGATACCTTTTGGTATTGATAATTTAATAAAGATAGTTTGGCATTTTTAGACATAATTAATATTGTAAAGTATTTTTTATTTATTAATCTTAAATATATTAATTTAACATCTAGCAACGAAAACTATTTATCATTTAAGGCATCTTTAAATAATATTATTAATTTTTAAATATCAGAAAAATCAAAAAATTGGTTTGACTTAAAAAGAAAATGTCTAGCTCTTGTATATAATGCCTAGTCAAAAAGTAACTAAGAAAACCGCTAAAAAAAACCAAAAATCTGTTACTAAAAAAGTAACTGCTCAAAAAGCTGGTGGTAAAACCACTAAAAAGGTAGCTCCTAAGGTTACCAAAACCACCCAAAAAGCTGGAGGTAAAAAGACTACCGTCGCTAAGAAAGCTACTCCTGCCAAGAAAGCTACCACTGCCAAGAAAGTAGTTCAAAAAGCTGGAGGTGAAAAGAAAGAAAAAACTATTCGTTCTTTCAAAGTCCAACTTCCTGGAAAAGAAGAATATACTGGACGTTTCACTGGATGGACTCCTTATCAAGCTGCCAACAAAGCTCTTAGCCGCTACTTCCGTTCCACTGAAGATCCCAAACCAGTTGTAACTTTCTCTATCCGTGAATCCACTCGTGGAAGTAACCACAAGGTTTATACTTATGAAGGACACCGTGTTAAACTCGAGACTCCTGTATCTTACACTATTGGAGAAGGAAACACCATTGTAAAACATCATAAGAACCAACTTAAGAAGGTTAAGAAGGCTGACCTTGCCAAGAAAGAAAACCTCTAAATTAAATAAATTATTAAAATTATAATAATTTATTTAAAATTAGTTTAGGATAAATTTTACATATTAAATTACTACACTACATATTATATTAATGGTATTTTTTGAAGAATCTGGTAGTTAATTACTCTAGTATATATAATTTATTTTCTGTGTTATTATATATAATGTCTGGATATGCGAATAATGGATATAAAATCGAAATTGCTGACAATGAAACCAATTCTGGTTCTAATTTAATTGGTACACTTACATACGCAGGAGGAACTAATGGACAAGGAACATGGACACATACTGATAGTACTGTGTATTCATACCATGACTCAGCAGATCTTGGTGACTCTATTAAATATATTTATAAAAATACTTCCGAAGAAAAAGCGTTTTCATTAGAATATGATGCACCTAATACTACTCCTGATTTAACAAATGTTGAAGAATTAGATTACAACACTTTAGCTAAAAGACCTCCTACAATCACATATGACTGTGAATTTATTTTTAAGAATGATTCAGATGACACAATTGGTAGTGGTGATGGTGGTACACCAGCAACAACAATTTATCCTACAGTAGATATCGAAATTGAAGGAAATACAGTAATTACCGCATATGATCAAAACGACACTAATACTTTAGGTGTATTAG